AGGTATGCTGGCACAGGGCAATTCAAGTACGATCCACAATCAACCAAAATGCAGGAAATTATTTCACAAAATAAACCTATAGGGACATATATAGACCCTAGAACTGGCGAAATTATTGAAAATGCTACTGATTTCCGTATTCATTACAGTAAAACAGGGGCACATATTGTACCAACAATCAAAGGGAAAGGAGACCGTAAATGAGTAAACAACTTTGGAACTACCTACGCTCAAGAGTTCAGGTAGTAAACAGTGACGGCAAAATCATTAAAGGGCTTGTCACAGATTTTATTGACGAAATGGACAACGATGAGCAAGATGAAATCACTATCCTCATTGACAATCCTAGCCCTGATGAACCAACTGAGATTTCTCTCTTTGAAAGTGAGATTGTCTCAATTAAAGCAATCTCTTAGCGCTTAGAACAATCTAGGCGCTTTTTTCATGCAATAAATTGCTATAAACCACTATAAACCTATGGGGATCCATCAGGTTTTTTCATTTTGCCCTGGAGCATGGCGTAAAACTGTCTTAATTTGTCCATGTGACGTAAAAAGGAGGATTAAGACATGAGTCTTAAACGTGAAATGTTAGTTGAGGCAGGTATCGAGGATAAGTCAGTGATTGACAATATCATGCAAGCGTACGGTGCAGGTATTGAGAATGCAAAATCACAGGCTAAATCTGAGCTACAAGCTGAAAATGAGACATTAAAGCAACAACTTGAGCAACAGACTCAAGCGATCCAAGACTTACAAGCTAAAGAGGGAGCTAGTGAGGAAAGCAAGCAACAGCTTGAGCAACTCAAGGCTCAATTTGAGCAGTATAAGCTGGATAGCGAGGCAAACCTTGCTCAGGAAACCAAAACCAATGCTATTGCCCTTGCTTTGAAAGATGTAGGCGCTTATAACTCAGAGGACTTGATGAAATTCATTGACCTAGACAGTATTGAGCTAGGAGAGGATGGTAAGCCTCAGCTTGAGGATACGATCAACTCACTCCGAGAGTCAAGCCCTTACCTTTTCCAAACGGTGCAAGAGCAACCCAATCCTAATATCTCTGTCCCAGGTAACCCATCAGCAAGTAATGCAGATGACGGCTTGAGCGCAGAGGACAAAGCCCTTTTTGCAGGCTTTGACAGCGTATAATACTAAAAAGAAAAGAGGAAATATATAAATGACAGTAAACTACGCAGAAAAATTCAGTCAGAAAGTTGATGAGCGTTTTGCAAGAGAGGCTCTCACTACTAACATTGTCAACCAAGATTTTGATTTCATTGACGCTGAGACAGTTAAGGTCTACACAGTAGAAACATCAGCAATGAATGACTACAAGACCACTGGTCAAAATCGCTACGGCACAGCTGATGAGCTTGGAAACAGCGTGCAAACTATGACTCTCTCTCAAGATCGCTCATTCACATTCACGATTGACAATAAATCTTTACAAGGAACAAATGGAGCTATGGCAGAGGGCAAGGCTCTAGCCCGTCAAATTTCAGAGGTTGTCATCCCTGAGATTGATAAGTACCGTCTTTCAAAAATTGTGGCAGGCGCTGAAACTACTCATGTTGGTACAGGCACAGTAAACAAGACTAATGCTTATGAGCTTGTACTTGAGGGACAATCTAAACTTGATGACGCTCTTGTACCTACAGCTGGCCGTATCTTGCATGTGTCTCCTAAATTCTACAAGTTGATTAAACTTGATGACACTTTTGTCAAAAACTCTGACCTTGGTCAAGAAATCACTATCAAGGGTCAAATGGGTATGATTGACGGTATGCCAGTAGTGTTGACACCTACTACTTACCTACCTACAGGTGTTGAGTTTGTCATCGCTCACTCAGCAGCTACTACATCTCCAGTTAAGTTGCAAGACTACAAAATCCATGACAACCCACCAGGTATCAACGGTAAACTGGTTGAGGGGCGTATCCGCTATGACGCTTTTGTCTTGGACGCTAAGAAAAAGGCAATCTACGTTCACAAAACAGCCTAAGGAGGTAAACAATGGCTAAAGATAATGCAACAGAGGAAGTAGTAGAGGTCAAACCTGAGGTCACTCTGACTAAGGACGGGCTTGAGTACACTCTCACTGACCCTGTAATGATTGCAGCCTTTAAAAATCAAGGCTTTGAGGCAAAGGAGTAGCTAAATGAGTAAATTTAAAGCTACAGCCAATGTGGTCTTTAATATCAATGGCTATGAGAGAGCCTTTGATAAAGACACAGAGTACAGCATGGACAAGGATGTAGTCGCTGAGCTCAACGCCAAAGGTGCTATCACACACCCTGAGCTTAGTCCATTCTTTGTACCTGCTGAAATTGAAGAAGAAATTGAGGCGGATGATTAAGACCGCCTCTTAAAATGGAGGAGGTGGTCATCATCGCTTACTTGACAAAAGATGAGTATAATGAGTTAGGTTTTGATGAAGTCAATGACTTTGAGAATATTTTGATGAGGGCTGAGGTAGCTATCAATCTCTTTCTTAATGGATTTTATGACACTAAGAATTTTGAGACTGATTTTGAGCCTAGAAAGAAAGCTGTCAAACTTGCTACAGCATTTCAAGTGGCTTATTTAGACGCTAGTGGGATCACTACAGCTGAGGATAAGCAAGCAGTCTCTACTGTGACACTTGGTAGGACTCATGTGAGCTATCAGAGCGCCTCTAAGCAATCGTTTGAAAGTGCTAGGTATAATCTATCACTTGACGCCTTGAACGTGCTCAAAGGAGCTGGTTTTGGGTTCAGGGGGGTAGGCTATGATAGACGTTGATAAACGATTATTGATTGACACTGTTACTATTCAAAAAACAACAGGCGAAAAAGACGGATGGGGAAAAGATATGATGGAAAGCCCAGTGACCCTTAAACATGTTAGATTTGATAGACAGTATCAAGTGCAAGGCACACAAAACAACCGTACAGAGTCTAAACCTAGCGCCTTATTTGTGTATCCTAAACATTGTCCAGTTGTCCTAGATAACACCTTTAAAAATGCCATCATCAACGATGGAGAACGTGACTACAGAGTGACATCTGTTATCCCTATCAGCTACCCACACAAGCAAAAAGTATTTTGTTACGAGGTGGAGTGTATCTGATGGGGACTAGCGTATCTGTAAAAGTTGACCTAAAAGGCATAGAGAGGAAAGTATCCCCACAGGCACTAGCCAAGGGCAAGTTAGCTATTGCTAATCAAATGTTGACTGACTTTACACCCTTTATCCCTCGTAAGAGTGGAGACCTAAGCGGTAGCGGTCAGGCTACTAAGGATGGAGTGCGATATCCTGGCCCCTATGCAAGGGCTCAGTTTTATGGATCCAGTTATAACAAAGCTAGAACATTTGTATTTTCAAAATATACCACACCAGGAACTGGTAAGCGCTGGGACTTGAAAGCTGAGGCTCTACATGCTAGTGAGTGGGCTAAAGTCGGATTGACTGCAATGGGAGTAAAAACATGAATAATAACGATTTTTCAGAAGTTTTAAGAGATTTCATCAATACACTAAACCTCTCTCTGACTTGTAGACTTGACTATTTGTCAGAGAAAGAGGATTTAGTCCTATATCCTTTGCCAGGTGGGAGGATTTTAAAAGAGTACATGAACGGTAAGCAAGACATCAGCCTTGTCTTTGAGGTGGCTATCAAGACTCTTGATCATCAGAAAACAAGCTCTATTTTGTGGGCTATCAATCATGCTCTTGCTGATTTTAACCTAGCCTTGCCTAGCAAAAATAACTCATATCAATTCAGAGGCCTTGAAGTATCTCAGCCATTTCTTAATGACCGAGATGAGCAAGGTTTTTATATTTACATGCTGGATGTCACAGCACAATTAGAAACAAATGGAGGAAATTAAATGCCAAAAATGAAGAACGCCAAGCGCAAACATTATATTGCGCCTTGGTCATCAGCTACACCTACCACAGAGCCAGGGTCAGACGCTTGGAAATGGCTTGCAGATGGAGTGACAACCGCTGAGGTTGAAAACGATGAGGAAACAGATGACATTGCCTACTACAATGGCGATGGGACAAAGAAAACTGTAGTCACATCTGTCAAGAAAGGCTACAGCTTTGAGGGAGACTACATCAAAGAGGATGAGGCTCAGGCTATCATTGCAGCTATGGAATTTAAGACAGGCGATGACCGCAATGTGTGGTTCAAAGTAGTAGAGTCTGATAATAAGACTCAATATGTCGGAGTAGCTACAGCCTCAGGTATCAAAATTGGAGGCGGAGAGGCCTCTGAGTATGAGGGCTTTGAGGTAACTATCAGCTGGAATACAGTGCCTAAGCAGTCCGCTGTAGTCGGTGGATAATGTGAAGTGAGGGGAGTGTCAATCGCTCCCCTTTTTATTTTTGTTTTAAAAAATTAGTAGGAGAAAATCAAAATGGTAGTAATCAAAAAACGTGACAATGTCATCCCTGTAGATTTTGGAGAGTTCAAACTTGAATTTGTGGCAAATGACGAAAACATCCACAAAATGGAGAAAGTAGGCAAAAAGCTCAAAAAAGAGGGCGAAAAACTAGCCAAGACAGAGGATGATAAAGCATTTGATACTCTAAAGGGTCTTGTAAAAGACTCATGGTCAGAGCTATTTGACACAGAGGCATTTGATAAGGTCTACTCATTCTCTAATGAGTCCACAGTGGACACAATGGCCTACTTACTTGAGGCAATCACTGGAGTCATCTCAGAATGGGAGAAACGTAACAATACAGACGCTCTCAAGAAATATCTAGGAGATTAACATGCTAGATTTATCAAGGAAATTGACTGATGAGTTAGTCCTTGATGAGGATGTGTACCCTATGAATATCTCATTCAATAGAGTCTTGAAAGTCATTGAGCTTGTCAATGACGAGGATGTTGAGGAGATCTATAAGCCCTATCTTGCTATACAGATTTTTACAGATGTAGATTTCACACAGGCGCTAACACCTAAGCAAGCCACGGCAATCTTTAAGATGATATTTGAGGAACACATCAGGGTCATACCAGCCAAAGACACGGCACCAGTGCTAGACCTAAAAGGCAATCCTATCAAGAGCAAAATTCGCTCTAAGAGTCAAACAGAGAGCGCTGAAAGACTCTTTAGTCTAAAGTATGACGCTGAGTACATTTACTCATCATTCTTACAGGCTTACGGCATTGACCTCATAGACGCTCAGAACAGCCTACACTGGAAGAAATTCAACGCCCTCCTTAATGGGCTCCCTGATGATACGAAATTCTCTGAGGTGCTCAAAATCCGCTCTTATAAACCTCAAAAGGGGGACAGTAAGCGGTACAAGGAAAGCATGAGGAAGTTAAAAAAAGAGTATGCCCTACCTAAAGATTTTGACTACTAAAAGAAAGGAGGTACACAATGGCAGATGGTTCAGTAACTATCAAGGTTGACATGGATGGATCTAATGCTCAATCAGGTATTAGTAAGCTAAAATCTATGTTCGGTGGCCTTGAGAGTGCAGGGGCAAAAGTGGGCTCAGTATTCAAGTCTGTACTGGGTGCTAATTTAATTGGATCAGCACTCACTACAGGGATTGGAACTATTACAAGCGGTATCCGTGAGATGACCTCTGAGCTTAATAGTTCTCAGAAAGCATGGAAAACTTTTGAGGGAAACCTCCAAGCCTTTGGACGCTCAGCTGAGGAAATCAAGGCAGCAAAGGAAGAAATGCAAGACTTTGCGACTAAGACAATCTACTCAGCCTCTGACATGGCTAGTACTTACTCACAGCTTGACGCTGTAGGTACTAAGAATGTTGGGAGCTTGGTTAAGGCCTTTGGTGGACTTGCAGCCTCAGCAGAAAACCCAGCCCAAGCTATGAAATCACTATCCACTCAAGCAACACAGATGGCAAGTAAGCCTAAGATTGCATGGATGGACTTTAAGATTATGATGGAACAGGCTCCAGCTGGTATGGCTGCAGTCGCAAAAGAGATGGGAATGTCTACGGCTGACCTTGTAAAAGCTGTCCAAGATGGGAAAGTTAAAACTGAGGATTTCTTTGACGCTCTAAATCGAGCAGGGAACTCAGACGCTTTCCAAAAGATGGCCACAGAATTTAAAACAGTAGACCAAGCCATAGATGGTGCCAAGGAAAGCCTATCTAATAAGCTCATGCCAACCTTTGAAAAACTTAACAAGTTTGGTATCAAGGCAGTCAATGCGGTTTCAGACGCTTTAGACAAAATCAATTTTGACAGCGTAGCTGATAAGCTAGGGGCATTTTTAGAGAGTATTGACATTGATGGGTTTATCTCAACTATTACAGGTGCCTTTGCTAAAGCTGGAGAGACTGTCTCAGAGTTCTTTGCAGTCTTTAATAAAATTGGAGTATTTGAATATATTTCTGACACGCTCAGGGATATAGGTGTGACAGCCATGTCAGTCTTTAAAGAGCTGACAAGTCACATCAATATCTTTGACAATTTCACTGATGGTTTTGGAAATATCATCATCCTTGTAAATAAGGTCATCCAAGATTTAGCTGCAGGCATTCAATTTGCCCTTGAGGCATTCTCAAACACTGGAGCAATCAAAAACGCTTATCAAGCATTTAAGGAGCTATCAGAGGCAGCACTTGACTTGTATGATAAGATTTCAGACTCTATCCCATGGAAAGAAATAGGAGAGGCTGCAGGCCATGTAGTCAATGCTATTTCATCAATCGTATCATGGATTTCAAAATTATCTAAATCAATTAGTGCTGATGTCTGGAGAGGTTTGATAGTTGGAATTGGTGGAGCACTTGTCGCTTTCAAAGCGTTTAACTTTTTGAAATCGTTCAACCCTTTTGGTCTATTTAAGAGTAAAGCTACATCAGCATTGAGTGGCACTACATCCACAGTCTCCTCAGCATCGTCTCAAATAGTGACAGTTATCCGTAGCTTAGGGCAAAGCATTGCTACGGTAGCTAAAGGGATTGGACAAGGTGTAGGATCTGCTTTTCGTGGGATTGGTCAGGGTCTATCTATGGTCAATCCTTTAACTATCGCAGCGCTGGCTGTCCCTATTTTAGCTCTAGGAGCAGCATTTGCTTTGATGGGAACTCAAGGACAAGGTATTGCAACAATTCTACAAGCTGTAGGTGATGTTATTGTTAGTGTAGGTACCGCTATTGGAACTATCCTAAATATGGCTATCCAAGGCTTAGCTCAAGCGCTAGTAATCGTAGCACCTGTACTCCCTACTATAGCCTCATCATTTGCAATGATGTCACCAGTGATTTTAGCTGTGGGAACAGCAATTAGCTCCATTATTGACTCATTTAGTGGGTTAGCGCCAGTGATTACAGCACTAGGGACAGCGATTAGCGAGATTATAACAGCAATCAGCTCAGGAATTGCTGAGATAGCAACGGCTGTGACACCTATTATTGAAATACTTTCTGAGGCGTTTGTCCAAATCGTCGATATAGTCTCTCAGGCTATTGTACAAATTGTTGATGCTTTAGCTCCATTTATGCCATCTATTTCTGAAATGGTTCAGGCAGTAGCTCCCGTGCTCCAGTCCTTGGTAGAGGCGTTTAATAACCTAATCAGTCAAGTTAGCCCTATCATTGATAGTTTGTCCAACCTCTTGAAAACTTTTGGAGAACAGGTCAGCTCTATCTTAGAGAGTGCTGGTAGTGTAGTTGAGTCTTTTGGATCTGCTATTCGTAATGTGCTTGACGGTGTAGCTGGTATCTTTGACAGTATCGGTAACGCTGCTAAAAATGCAGGGCAAGGCGTGAAGTTGATGGCTGAGGGTATTCAGATACTTGTAGGCCTAAATTTAGCTGACCTTGCAGGCACCTTGACGGTTGTTTCAGCTGGTTTAGCTGCTATTGCTAACTCAGGTATCGCTACAGCTGGAGCTGGATTGCAACAAGCAGGCACAGGCCTGATGTTGATAGCTACATCGGCTCAACTTGCAAGCGTAGCTATGCAGTCATTGCCTACGGCTTTGACATCTTTGAGCACTAGCCTCAGTACATTTCCTGAAACATTAACAATGGCAGGTACAGCCATGAGCACCTTTGCTACATCAGTCATGAGCTCATTTGCGAGCCTTGGAGGCTCAGTAGCAAGTGTCATGATGTTACAAACAGGCTTGATGGCTCTGTCTAATGCAATGATGACGGCTCAAAGTGGAGCCACTATGATGGCCTCTACACTAGAGATGATTAACTCATCAGCTATGTCAGCCTCATCAGCTATGTCTCAACTTGCTACAGCAATCAGCTCAGCAATGACACAGGCTTTGTCATCCGTGCAAGCAAGTATGATGATGATGGTCACTGTGGTCTTGCAGTCATCAATTCAAATGACTCAAGCTGGTCAACGTGCTGGACAAGGGGTGTCTAATGGCGTGACTAATGGTATCTGTTCAGGAATTGCCTCAGCTACATCAGCTATGTCATCCATGGTCAGCTCAATACAAGCTACAGGAATGAGAGGCGTCTCTACTATGCGCTATGTAGGCTCTATGATTGGTCAAGGTTTAGCAAGTGGGATGTATTCAGCTTTAGGAGCTGTGACGGCTGCAGCTAATGCGCTAGTCGCTCAAGCCGAGAGAGCTGCACAGGCTAAGGCTAAGATTCACAGCCCATCAAGACTATTCAGAGACAATGTCGGACGCTATATTGCTCAAGGTATCGCTGTAGGTATTGAACAGAATAGCTCTGATGTAGTGGATAGTCTAGCGTATGTGCAGAAAGAGATGTCAGCATTCAAATTTAAAGCCGAGGATTTGCTAGGGCTAGGTAATGGCACACTGTCAAGTCAATTTAAACTAAAATCACTCACAGAGAGAGCTGAGAAAAGCCAGATTGAGGTTATCCGTGACCAAGCTGACAAAGCTCTTGCTAAAGCTCTTGAAGTGGCCGAGGAGGCTGTCAAGCGCCCTGTGAATATGGTGTTAGATGATGGTGCGCTAGTTGCTAAAATCGGACAACCAATGACTGATTATCAAAATGACAAGCTAATGCTAGATAACATGATGAGAGGGATTATCTAATGAATAATGACACAATCACAATCAATGGATTTGACCTCTCTGAGGTCATTGACATCATTGAAATTATCAGATCAGTAGGAAATGAGCGCAACATCACTACTAATGACGCTCCACTTTTGGGAGTAAACCTGCAAGAGGTAAGAACAGGCGCTAAAGTCATCAAAGTCAAGTTTGCCATGCAATATGGAAACGGTATGACACTAGAAACAGCTAAGCACAAACTGGCTGGTGTATTTAACACCTCAGAGGCTGTCAAGGTAATCATTACAGATGAGCCTGATAAGTACTACATGGGACTTGTCAGAGGCTCTGTGGACATGGAGAACGTGACAAGATGGTTTCAAAAGGGCGAGTTTGAGCTTTTAATCCCTGATGGGGTAGCTCATAGCTCAACCTATAAGCGCTTTGAAAACGGTCAGGAACAAAGGGACAAAATTGTCTTTGACATTACAAATGATGGGAATGTCAAGGCTTTTCCTATTGTAAAAGTCAAGAACAACGCAGAAAATGGTTACATCGGCCTTGTCAATACTAGCGGAGCTCTTGAAATTGGAGACCGTGAGGAGGCTGATACAGGTATAGTCAAGCGCTCTGAGGTATTGCTTGATTTTAGAGGAGATAAAATCGCTGATGGTTTTGCTAGAGCTGTGAAAAACAAATCAATCACTAACTACTCTAACTCTGCCAATGAGAATGAGACTGGCACAGCTGAGGTCTTTAGTCTTTGGGGACGGAAACACATCAAATTGAGAGAGCAACCAATCCAAGGACAGGCTAGTCACTACTCTACAGGGATGTCATGGGACGTACCTGATGACACATCAGGCGAAAGAGGCTCACTTAATGATTACATTTTTTGTAAGCAAGTTTTTCAATCAGAAAATGCTGGACAGTATGGCTATATCAAGATAACGGTATCAGACAGTAATGGCCAATTTTTATATGGGGTTGAAACGTTCAAACGCTCAAATGGACAAGGGTGTGAATTTAACGTATTAAGGCCTGACTCTAATTCTAAATATGATTTTTTGAAATGCTTTACTTTTACAGGAACAGCAGATAAACGCCTAAACCCATTCAGCTCAGAAAGAGGTCAGTTTGAACTAAGAAGAAACAATGACAGGGTACAAGTTTATTATAACGGCTCTTATCACACTTTTATTATCCCTGAAATCAAGGATAGGAAATCAGCTAAAATCCATGCAACTATTGGAGCGTTTCATAACAAGCCTATTGTATCTCACATGTATCTTGATGAGTTGATGTATCGTAAGGATTTTGTGCCCGCAATCGGAGATGTGCCTAACCGCTATCCAATCGGTTCAAATATTGTACTTAATAGTGAGAACGACACAGTCACAGTAGATGGCATTGAGAAGATTGTGGACATTGTCCAAGGCTCAAAGTTTTTGAGTATTCCCCCTGGGAAAAGTCAGCTAGAGGTCTATTGCTCAAGTTGGGTCAAGACTAAGCCTACAGTCACAGTAGAATTTAAAGAAAGGTATCTATAAGCAATGTTACTGACAATACATGACTCAAATTTGCGAAAAGTTGCATTTGTGGACAATGAAAAACAAGATACATTGAACTATTTCAATGATACCTGGACTAGATACCTTGAGACAGGGTCTAGTATATTTGATTTCACAGTTTTTAAAAAGGCTATTATCTCAGATACAGGTCAGAAAAGAGCCTACAATGCTCTCAATGAAAAGGCTTTTGTCTCATTTCAGTATAAAGGCAAAACTTACCTACATACTATCCGAAAAGTTGAGGAGAATGAAAAAGTCATCAAGTGTTACGGTATCAATCTAAACCTTGAGCTTATCAATGAGTACTCTATCCCTTACAAATCGCCTAAAGCCATGAGTTTTAAGGAATTTTGCGAGGCTATGGACTTGCTCAACTATACTTTCTTAAAAATCGGGATCAACGAGGTATCAGACAAGAAAATTTCTGCTGAGTGGGAGGGTGCAGATACCAAGCTCAATAGACTATTAAGTCTAGCCAAGAAATTTGACGCTGAAATTGAGTTTGACACACGCCTCAACGCTGACAGCTCTATCAAGTCCTTTACAGTCAATGTATATCATGAACACGATGACAACCATCAAGGGGTAGGTCAAGTCAGTCCAAAGGTCTTAGAGTACGGCAAAAACCTCAAGACAATCACTAGGACTATTGACAAGACAGGTATCTATAACACTGTAGTCCCTACTGGTAAGGATGACCAAGGAAACGTTATTGACATCAGAGGTCTTGGAGCTTGGTCAGTCAACAATGCAAAGGGTGAGCGTGAGTTCTATCAGTCAGGCGCTGCACTTTATGCACCTCTCTCTATGCAGATGTACCCGTCTACTTTCACTCATGCTACTGGAGAGCTTGATCAGTGGACAAGAAAAGACATGACGGTTGAGAGTAAAAATCCTGAGACCATCCGCTCTATCGCTTACCGTGAGCTCAAAAAGAACTGCTACCCAGCGGTCACTTACGAGGCAGAGGGATTTGCTGACTTAGACATCGGAGATACAGTCAAGGTCTTTGATGACGGCTTTAGCCCTACGCTCTTACTTGAAATGAGGGTATCTGAGCAAACTATCAGCTTTACCAATCCCAAAAATAACAAGACCACTTTTTCAAACGCAAAAGCGCTTGAGAATAGACTCTCTCAGGGTATTCAGCAACAGCTAGACAGGATGATAGAAGAGGCTAAGCCTTACAC